CATGCGCGCCTCCTTGTGTAGCCGCCCATGCCGTGAGCTCCGACATTCGGAAGCGAACCATCTGGCCGACGCGGTAGTGCGGAATGCGCTTCGAGACGCGGCACCGTGGTTTGGTGAAGTAGTACGGCGGAAGATTCATGAGGCGAGCGGCTTGATACGCACCCACCATTGGCTCCACCGCAGGTGCTCTTGATTGGGTATGGTTCATTGCGTCCTCCAGCAGCGGTCTTGCCACGTGCACATCCGGCACTCGAAGTGGGTCGGGTCATTGAAGGCTCGCGGCAGGAGTTCGCCCGCCTCGGTCGCCGTGATGATCTTCACCGCTCGATCCGACATGCGCTGGGCCAGCGCCGCGTCAAAGGGCACAAGCTCGGTGTAGATCTCCATCGAGTCGGCGTTGATGGCCGTGAAGATCGCCGGGTGCTCGTGCAGTTCGAGATAGGCTTGGTAGATCGCCACCTGCGCGGCGTAGATGGGCTTGGAGATGGCCAGCCCCTTTTTCTCCAGATCGCTCCAGGACTTGTTTCCCAGGAACTTGCACTCCCAGAGCGCGGGATAAGCGAAGCCCTCTGGGCCCGCGACGATGACGCCGTCGACGTGACCCTGCAGGCGACCATCGGCCACCGAGAAGCCAAACTGCTCGCCGTCGGCCTTGCGGGTGCGCAGGTCGAAACCCGCGTCCCGCAGCCAAGCGACCATGCAGTCCTCCATGACGTGGCCGCGCTCGAAGATGCGCAGCATCCGGCCCGGGATGTCGCGCCCGTGATCGATGGGGGCCTTGGCGTATTCGAACTGCAGAGCGCGCTCGCAGGCCACCCCGAGGCGCGAGGCCCCGAGGTACTGGCGCTCGGACTGGCGGGCACGGGCTTGTTGCAGCCCGGCGTCGACCAAGGCGGTGATCTGGCCCGTGATGCTCGAAGATGAGTTGAAGTCGATCACGACTTACCTCCCTTCGGTTCTTCCCAAGGCAGGTCGTCCTCCAGATCGGCGAACGGGTTGGCCATCGGATCGGGCGTGGGCGGCAAGCCTCGTACAGGAGGAAACTTGGAGGACTCGTGGTGGATTACCATCGCGTCCGACCAGCAGGTGACGATGGCGTCGATCACCCGCAGGGCCTCGGCTTCGGAGTAGTCACCCAGCGGCTTGGTAAAGCCGATCTCGCCTGCCGCCTCACCGAAGGCCTTGAGGCACTGGCGCATCGCGGCCAGTTCGACATCAGACGGATCGATCATGGCGACCTCCGACTTGTCGATGCGACCTTCCTTGACGCGCTGCCAGTTGCCATACATCGCGTGGAACGCGTTCTGGCAGCGCTGCGAGCAGAACACCCAGTCGATGGGGTAGCGCCGGGGATCGCCCACACCGTGGCGGTTGTCGGTGTGGCCGTAGCCCCGGGCCTGTCGTTTGCAGACCCAGCATTTCACGCATCCTCCTCAAGGTCATCGAGCAGGAGCCCCATCTGCAGGGCAGCGCCAGCGAAGGCCGCCTCACAACGGCGCTTGAAATCGGGATAGCTCATCGAACTGCGCGCGATGGCGGTGACCGCGTGAATCTGGGACTCCAGATGCGCGAGGCCCTGCTCGGACAGCCATTGGTGGTGCTTTTGCGAGATGCCCTTGCGGTTGCGGATCTCGCCCAGCAGTTCTTCCGGCAACACCGGGCCATAGACCCAGCGCAGCGTGATCTGGCCGATGACGTGCGGCGGGTTCTGCTCGTGCCCCTGGTAGCGCCAGTTGAACAGGCGATAGAGCGCGCGGTAGTAGTCCGGGTGGAAACGACGCTCCCACGACGAACTGGACTGACGCAGCAACTTGGAGATCAACTCCTGCAATGCGTCGGGTGCGCGGTGATGCTGGAAACCGGTTGCTTCGTCGATCAACGCGACTTCGCCGGTGGTGGCCAGCGAACGCATGATGGTCAGACAGTTGCCCACGATGCCCTGGCGGGCACGATGCAGCGAGCCAGTGATGGCCGCATTCACCACGGCGGAAGCGACATCGGCAATGATCCCTGCCGGGAAGAACTGCGTTTGACGGCCCGATGGCAACAAAATCGGCCCGGACGTTTTCTCCAATAGTGACAATGAGTTAGGTGCAATTTCGGCCAGAAATCGGGCGAAACGGCCACCCTTGTGCGACTCGTGGAAACCGAGCAGCTTGGCAAGTTCCTTGCGGACGTAGCCGCGCTCACCGGTGGTGAGCACGACCGCTTCGCATTCGAGGTCGTCAAAGCGGACGATGCCGTAGTGGCTGGCAGTGTGAAGGGTTGCAGTCATGGCAGCCTCCTTATTGAGCCCAGGACGGTTTGCCCGTCACTGGTGCGCGTTGCGGGGCTGGCGCTTGAAACGCCGGTGCGGGTTGCGCCGGAGCGCCGGAATTGCCACCACCAGGATTTGCCTTGGCAGGAACACCCATCAACTTGGCGTAATCCGGGTAATCTGGCTCGACTGCGACCTTGACCACGTTGCGGTCTTGGCCCTTGCTGTCCTTCTCGATGTCCACGCGGGCCAGGAACTCCAGGCCATCGAGCTCGTGAAAGCCCGTGATGCGGCGCGCGGCGGCGGCCTGCGGGCTGTTGTCCTGCGGGTGGACGTTGCGGGCGCTGTTGAGCGCAGCGCGGATGAAGCTGCGCCCCATCTGGCCCCAGGTCGGCCCCTTGGGGGAATGCAGCCCGATGTTCGACCAGAGCTTGCGCTTCGCGTACTCACCGCCGGTGACAACAAACTCGGCAGCGAGGTAGACCGCACCAGTGTCGAAAGACTGGGTGGCATAGCCGCCCGTCCAGCCCTGGCTTTGATCGTCATGGCCCCCCGGCTTCAAGGTCATGCGCATCGGTGCGATGACGCCCTTGGGAATCGGGTCGAAGCCGGACTGTTGGGGGTCGGCATCCTGGAAATCAAAATAGTTGGAAGACATGGCGATTACTCCTTGGATTCGGTGGTGTTCTGGGTGGCAGCGCTGGGGGCAGAGAGAGAGCCCGCGCACTTGGCGATCAGCGCGCCGAGATGCGGCGGCTCCAGCAGGTCGAGACGACCGCTGCGGTCTTTGGCCGGGAAGCCGTAGGGATTGACGGTGTGCGTGACGAAGGCGCGGTAAGAACTACCGTCCTCAGCCTTGAGCTCGGCCAGCGTCACGACCTCGTCGACGATCCCGGGCAGCTCAAGACTGGTCTTGCCGCCCTCGATCTGTGGCACGAACACCTTGCGATTGAAGTCATCCAAGCGTTCGTCGAGGATCGCCACAAAGATCACGTTCTTGCCCCGTGCGTGCTGCAGGTGGGTCAAGGCACCGATCATTTCCTGCCCGAGCAGTCCGTAGGCCGCGCGCAGATCAGGCTTGCCGGAACGGTCGCTGACCGCGCCCGGCTGGGCCTTGCACCATGCAAAGCACTGCCGCGACAACTGCGTGATCGAGTCCAGGAAGAAGGTCTGGTAACGATCCAGTTGCGTGGCATCGCCAAACTTCTCGATGACGTGGTCGTAATGCGCCTGCGAAAACGCGCTCTCGGCAGGCAAGGACTTGTCCGGGCCAGCGAGGAACACGAAGAAGTCGCGGCTCTCCGGCCAGGACGCCGGACGGATGGTGTCGCCCGGCCAATCCGCCACCGACAGATCGCCCGCCTCGATGTCGAGGAACAGCGTGGTGGCGGGGTCGAGGTCTTTGAGCCGGGTGGTTTTACCGATGCCGGATTTACCCAGCAGCAAGAGCTTGACGCCCTTGCGCTCGGCCATACGTTCCACGGCGGACACGATGGGGAGCTTTTTCATTGCGCATCCCCCTCGATGGTCAGCGTGAACGAGGGCTTGCCGGGTTCGACTGTGCGGGCGGCAGCGAACTGCTGCTGCAGCGCCGGAGGCCAGTTGGTGTAACGCGACTCGGATACGGCCAGTTTGACGTCGATGTAGACTTCGACCTTCTCGCCAGAAGACACGATGCGTTCGGCAATTTCGGCCAACTGCTTCTGGTTCCAGCTGACCTTCTTGGGCATCTCGAACTTGATGTGCAGCGGGCCGTCGCTGATGTGGGCGGTGCCAAAGTCGCGGCCGGAGTCGCGCAGTGTGGTGCGGCCCTGTTCGCCGAAGCGTTGATCCAACGCAGCATCGAGCTTGGTGCGCGTTTTCTTGGCCCAATCGATCAAGTGATCGAGGTTGGCGTCAGCTTCAACCAGCTGGGCGGGCGGCAGGCTGGCCAGTTGGCTCACCGACATTTCGGCGAGGTCAGCGGGGAATACGGTCAGATCGCTCATGGCCGCCCCCTTACTGGTATGCCCGAGCGAAGGTCGAGTAGCGCGAAACGCGCCGCTCGAAGGCTTCGACTTCGGAGATCAGGTAGGTGACACGGGCTCCCAGCTTGCAGAAGACTGGGCCCAAGGACTCTTGCCGCCAGCGGCGCAGAGTTTTGACGGAGAGCCCCCAGCGGGTGGCGAGCTCGTTTTCATCGATGGCGATGCGCGTGGCACCGTCTCGATTGGAGCGGTTGGGAAACCGTCCAGATTGAACAGATGGGGCTTGGTTTTGCATAGGAACACTCCTTTTGTTGGGGTGTTCCTATTTCCTCGCATATGGGCCTGCGATATTTCGCAGTGTTCCCGCAGAGATCACGCAGAAATTACATAGACCTGCTTCTCACGCGACTACGGACTCCTCGGTAGATGCGTTGGCGTCGCTTGCCACAGGCTGATAGTCGGGCACGCCGATGTTGAGTTCCCACAACCGGGGTTTGTCATTGCCGTCAGCGCCCCGGATGTAGTTTCGCCACTCCGATGCGCCGCGAAAGAGTTCGTTCATCGAGCGGATAGTGCCGCCAGCAGCGTCTTCAAGCTGCAGCTTGGTGCATTTCCGCTTATGCGACGTCCATGCGCTGACGAGAACCTCGACGACGTCGACCCATTCCTTCTTCGTGAGAGCCCAAGGTTCTGGCCAAGGGCCGACCAGCAATGCGTTCCGCGAGTCCTCCTGGATCAGGCAAGGGATGTCAGTCACGGTGGCAGTTGCCTGCCTGCGGCGCACCTCGCCTTCGACGCGAGACAAGTCAAGCGAGACTTCGCCGCCAACTTCCTGCACCAGCGCCTCCAAGGAAATCACGATGCCCGGGCCGAGGAATCGCCGGTGCGCCCCAATCGTTGTAGTCAGGACGACGGTCAAACCGAGGTTGGCCTGCCGCAATTCGGTATCCATCTTGTCGGCATGCTTCGGTTCCCAGAGGCGCGAGACCAGCGCAACCGGCAGCAGCTGATCACCCATGCGGTAGTAACCGAGCACAAATGGCTCCTGTTCATCTGCTGTGACGGATTTGTCGGTTAACTGATGCTTGAGGAGTTGATCCAAGCGCTCACGCAGGTAGGACTTGTCAACCGAATACCGGCACATATCTCCTTCGGTGAGGTCGTAGCGCTCACCCGATAGATCATCGTGTGCCCACGTGCTGGTGCTGTCGAACTGCACTTCAAGGCGGCGGAAACCGGATTGACCATCATCGTCCTCGATAGGAATGGTGATGTAGTCGCCCAGTGTTTTTTTCTTCAGCAGCCCCTTGCTAACCAGATCGGCGGTTGAGAGCTCAAGCGCAGAGAGTAGGTGACCATCGACCTCGTCAACAGTCAGGTCGAGCAGCTTCATTTCTGCGCGGAACAACGCCAAGCTCGCGCCGACCTTCGCTGGCTGCACTCGCTTCATCACACCGAGCGACGTCAGAATATCTTCGCCGCAACGGCGCAGCCGGGGATCAGGAAGTGTCAGCAAATTGCAGGAGCCACGCTGCCCGACGGTAATGTCCAGTGCGCGCGACTCCGAATCTCCATCGAATCGGATCACGAACGACAGCTTTATCTCCTGGACGGATCGGCAAGAAGTCAGCGGGTTGTGATCGCCAAAGTGAAGACTGGATACGCCCCAGATGTTGTCACTGCTGGCGAGTGCCACGGTGACGCTGTGCTGGGTATGGCCGAGCGTTACGGTCAGCGACGAAATCCACGCATCCTGGATCAATGCGCCGGTTGCCTTGGCTGCCTTGAGATCGACCCGGTTTTTGAACATGGTCAACTCGTAACTAACGGCGTCCACTGGCTGCTTCGAGAGCGGTTTGTCGAATCCGATCAGCGAGAACCGGTCTGCCAGTCGCTTCGCCGTACTCTGCCGGTCGGAGAGTACGTGGACTTTGTTGTCGGCAGGGTCGTAGACCAGCGTGGCTTCCAGCGCCGGAATGTAAAGCAGCAGGTCGCGTCGCCGATCTTTCATTTGGCGCAGCGTGCGCATTTTTCCGGGGTGGTAGACGACCAAGTAGTGCAGTCGGCGTTTGGCGTCGCCGTCACCGTCATCCATTTCAAAGTGAATGACCTCGCAGCTTGCTTTGGCCTCATCGTCCAACCCGAGAATTTCGCCGACACCTTCGTGTAGTTTCGTGGCGACTTCTTCTGTCCATACAAAATCCCGGCCATCACCATCCCGGACAGTGAAGCCCAAGAATTTCTTGTGCCCGTGGAAGTGATGCGTCAGGTAAATCGTCTCGATCTGGTCAAAGACTTTCGGTGCCTTGGCCCGCAACCAGACCAATCGAGTCATCGCATCCGCAGTACGGTCGAAGGAATCGAGCTCGGCGTGGGCATCGAATTCAATGGCCGCATAGGCGTGCTCGAGCATCTCCTCGGTGCGGAATCGCGCCAACTGCAGAATTCGCACAGCCTCGTCGTCAGCAATGGCGATGGCCTCGCGCCTGACGGACGCAAGTGTGTCGATCAGCGCTGCCCTGGCGATGTCTTCAGGCTTCGATGCATCCAGCACACCGAGAAACATAAACTGGTCGACCTGAGCCAGCACCGAAATGGCTCGCAATGTCGCTGATTCGATCAGATCGACAAGGTGTTTGCTGTTTTTTAGGGATTTTTTAGCCACCTGTTGCTCCTTGAACATTGCTGAGTGGCCGCCTCCCGTAAAGTGGCAACGCCGCCAGCGTTACGTTTTACTCACGGGATGATTCCCATCCGAATCTTGGTCTTGATGCCCGACAGCCAATCGTTCCGGTACTGCAGAGCGAGGGCATCGATGTTGCCTTTCCCGACACCGGCGCTGCGAGCGAGATCTTCCAGCGACAGGGCACAGTCGAGCCAGCCGAGTCCGTGAGAGGCGACCAACGCTGCCTTGTCGGCGGTGGTGGCAACGATGAGCACTGAGGGCTGAAGCTTGCTCGCGACCAGCCATGCCAGTAGGTGCTTCTCTCCATCGTCAAGCGTGGTGCAGGCTGGATGGGTGAGCACCAGTGACGCGAGTTCCTTGCGTGTCACTGGATGCTGCGCGGCAAGGCCTGCGTTCAGATCTGCCGGAGGAACCGAGATATGCCGGGGATCACCGGGATTTCCGGTCAGTGTTTCCTCAACGCATTTTTCGACTGTTTCGATGGCGAAATGACTGCTGATCGCTTTCCAGCAATTGGTTCGAAATGCCTCGAGGATGACGTTGGTGTCGGCGAAGACTCGTGTTTTCTGCATACAGTTCGCACCTCACAGCTCAAAAGGTGCTGCGAGGTCGTACTGAGCAAAGAGCTCGGTCAAACCGCCCAGGCCAAGACCCATGGCTTTGGCAGCTTTACGCGCCGACAAACGCCCGTTTTCTAGCGCCTCGTGCAGCATCCGCACGAAGGTGGGCGAAAACCGCTTGGGTGGGCCAGATACCGATGACCGCTGCTTCTCTTGGACGAGATGCCGACGCGTGTCATCATCGATCAACTTGAGGTTGAACAGTCGCCATGCAAGCGCCACCGGCG